GGAGAGCTCTGGCTGAGGGAGTTATCCAGATGGATGAGGACAGGGAGGTCCTACCTCTGGATCCTATGACCAGGTTAAAGCTGGAGATGATGCAGGCAGAGAAAGATAGGGCAGATGCTTTCTACCAGGGAGATCTCAGGATGGGCAGGGATAACCTGGATGATGGGTCAGATGACATAGGAAATAGGTCAGAGGCAGACAACTAATAAAAAGTAGAGGAGGATCAGATGGCTACAGAGTACAGTGCAAGAGCAGGGCAGATCACAGTGACCACTGCAGGGACAGCAGTGGCAGGGGCTGATGTAGAGGGTAGGAAATTTCTACTCCTGGCTCCTGCAGGCAATTCAGGAGAGGTCTATGTAGGAAATGATGGAGCAGATGATGTCACTGCATCTAATGGATTTGAGATCCCTCAGGAAAGTCCTATCCTGGTCCAGGTCAGGAGAAATTTAAAAGAGCTTTATTTTGACAGTGCTAGTAATGGGGATAAAATCTGCTGGTGGAGAGTTCTGGATAATTTCTCCCAGATTAGAGGCTGTCTTATTGGTCTCATCCAGCATGGGGATAGCCTTCTCAAAAGTGCTCTCCCCGTAGATCTCTCCATTTTCAATATGCTTAACCTGGATATACGGCACAAAGCCTAACTTATTCTTATACTCTGGATCCCTGCCATCAAATCCATGAGGCTCTCCATCCTTAAAGGTCCTGATGAGATCTACAGTAGTAACCTCTGCATACTCATAAGCCTGCTCTCCTATCCCCCTATCCTCTACATAAATCACCATCTCAGCCTGGGAGATATACTGGTCTGAATAAATAGGCATAAATTTAAGAGGATTAACAGGAGCTATGTTAACCCTGCCCTGGTCCCTTAGATCTGAGATTTTTATACCTGAGATCCCCATCTTAGCTCCATACTCTACATAGAGGATCCCTTCTGTTTTCCAATTAGACTGGAGCAGGAGCTCCCTGGCAAAATCTATCATACTCTCTGGGACTGTCTCTACATCCACAGTCCAGCCTCCAGGGATGAGCCCTACATCAATATCCACAGCAGAGGACAGAGGTAGATAGAGAGGCTTAATACTGGACCTGATCCTATCAGTGCCTCCTACATACCCCTTAAATTTATCAAAAGCCTCTCTATAAACTTTCCCAGTGTAATAATCCATCCTTTTAGTGAGGATCTTAATCCTCTCATCCCAGGCATCCTGGTATCCACTGAACTCATCATTTTTAAAAATTGTATTTTCAGCCATTTAACATCTCCCTCACCTCTTGCTCTGATCTCTGTGGGATCCCTCCCTCCTGCTCCTGAGGGAGACCCTGGTCTCCATACCAGTCTATCCTGCCTGTTTTCATCTCAGGCTTTCTCCTGCCCCATAATGTCCACCAGCACCAGTAAAGAGCATCTGCCAGGTCCAGAGGCTTAGTGGGAAATCTGAGGAGAGCTTTCTCAATCTGAGCATGAGTGCCTAATACATGAGTAACCCTGCCTAACTCATAATCCACTAGCATCTGATTTCCCCTATGGACCTTAGATCCATGACCTGCCCCTGCTTTTACCTGCTCCATTTTAGGGATCATCCCTATAGGGACCACTCCATCTCTTACTAGCTCTTTCCATGCCTCTCTATAAACAGATTTCCAGGTGTCTCCTCCCTGGTCAGTTTCAATATATAGCTTAGTGGCTTTAAAATGGACTGCCCTGATTATAGCATTTTTGATGGCTTTCTGTGGAGAGGTGATCCCCTCCCATCCATAATGGACATAAATCTGGTCATCTACTCCCAGGCTCCCCACTACCACTGCCTGATTATCTGACTTGTCAGTGGAGGTGATAGCTGGATCCACCAGGACATAAGTCTTAACCAGGGGAGGCAGTGCCTCCTCCCTGATATGATGGAAATCTACATGATCATACATCCCTCCAGTCCGCTCCACCTCATGCTGAGCCTCTCTCAGGAAAGCAGTAGGACCTATGTCATCCATCATTTTTTCTGCTACTGGGATATCAAATCCCTCCCAGGTGGGAGATCCACCAGTGATCTCATAGACTGGCTCCCCTGGTCCTGTATCCTTTCTCTTTCTGTAAGCCAGGTCATTAATGGCTTTATAAGGTCCACAGAGGATCCTGTTAAGCAGAAATTGAGCCCTCCCATCTACTAACTGGCTCATCACCCCATCTGCTATAAGTAAATTTTGCATAAAGATCACCGCTACATCCCTGGATCCAGCAGGGATGATGCTCTCAGTCATAATCTCTATTTTTTTCTGAGTAGTGGACAGGCTGTCATGCCTGCCATCTACATCATCAAATATAATCGGGTCTGGTCTCTGCTCCAGGTCCTTGACACCTCTGACTGCTTTATCCAGCCCCATCCCATCCAGAACAAACCCAGAGGCAGTCATCAGCCTATTTCTCCTCCAGGCTTTAGCTTTCCCATACTTTCCCACAGATCTCTCACTCATCTGGGGATAATACCTGGCTACTGATTTCCCCTCCAGGATCTCATTAACATTTCCTACTGATTTATCTGCCTGGTCCTGGGTCTCCCTGACATACCAGGCATAGGATCTGGCATTAACCCCTCCTAGCTCTACACAAGCTACCTCAGCATTAGTGGATTTCCCACCACCTCTAGGGAGGATCCCGATAAAAGCAGGGACAGCCTGACCCTTGATGATCTGATCAGCCCATCTCCAGAAATCATGATGATAGGGAGCAAAGTCCAGGCTATAAAGCTCTGGATAGATAACTGGCAGTCTCTTTCCATAAGGCATCAGAGGGATGAGGAGCCTCTCAGCCAGGTCCTGCTCATCCTCATCCAGGCTGTCTATTTTTTCAGATAAGAAAGCCTTTACCTCCACAGACCAGGAGCCTGGATCCCTGTTTAAATCATCCAGGACCTGCAGGATATCAGATGCCATCAGTCCTCTAGTAAAGCCTTAATATTCTCCACCCTCTCCTCCACTGTCTGACCCAGTGGGACCAGTGGCTCACCATCAGCCCCAGTGACCTCTCTCCTCTCACTGAAATCATCCCTCCTCATCCTGGCTAACCACCATTTACTGGTAGAGAGCCTCTGGGGATGAGGATCTGCCTCTGGATCTGAGGCAGTAGGTCCACTGTTAATCACCTGGACTATATTATCCTCTGCCTTGTCGGATATTTTTTCTCTCTCATCCATCCATGCCTGCTGGACAGTAGGATATCTCTCTATCCCCCTCTTGACTGCATGCCAGGAGCATCCCACCTTTCTAGCTATTCTGGAGATATTTCCCCCACTCCCTGGGATAGCATCTATAAAGTCCTGAGCTCTGTAGGTCATTTATCCTCTATATCCAGATCTGCCTGTATCTCTCTCATGAACTGCTCCCTGGAGACATAAGGTCTAGTAATCCCCAGGGGATAAGGTGGTCTGAAAGTATATCCCAGGACCCTGGTGATCCACCAGGATCTGATCCTGTATTTTATCTGCCTTAACCATCTGAGCATATTTTCCCCACCCCACCCCTGATTAGTATATTTTATATGTTTTATGCCTAAATGATAACAGAGTGACCTCCTAAAATCAAATCTAAGCGTTTTTTAGGAGACCACCTATATCTACTATGGGACCTCAGCAGGGGATGGGAGCCCTCCTGGGAGATCACCATCCACCAGCCTCTGGGGATCTTTCCCTGTCATCTCCTGCCATCTTTCCAGGATCACAGCTACATAACCAGGGGATATCTCTGCTCCCTGGCAGATCTTACCCTGCCTCTCACAAGCTATCAGAGTGGTCCCAGTGCCTAGATATGGATCCACTATGAGCTCTGTCTCTGCCAGGACCACTGGTCTCTCCATGCAGGCTAAGGGTTTCTCTGTGGGATGCAGTCCTAATCCTCTATTTCTGATCCTGAGGATATACCAGATCTCCCTCTTTCTCCTGGGAGTGGTCCAGAGGATCTCAAAAGATGATCCAAATACACTGTTCTCCTCCTCTTTATGAGCCTTAGCCCAGACTATCAGAGATCCCTGGTCCCTCCTGGGGAGATCACAGAGATAATAATCTGCTCCCCAGAGCCAGTATGACTGAGCTCCATGATATAGATCCATGAAAGCCTTAGGATCCCAGGGATCCTCATCACCCTGGATCCTCTCATATCTGGAGGTGGACACCCCCATCTTAGAGTAATCAGTGTCCAGGTCTATCCCATAGGGAGGATCAGTGACCACTGCCCAGGAGAGCTCCCTCTCATGCTCTATCCCTGCTCCATAATCCTGGTCCTGGAGAGCCTCTGCTGTTAGAGGATCCATACAATC